AATACGTGCAAAACACGGTCATAAAGCCCAAACAAAATATGTTCTGTTCGCGGGTTATTAATCCATTTTTGGCAATCCTGGCAGAGTCAAACAAGGCATTCCGCAACGTGCAGTTTGGTATTTCCAACACAATGCCCGTTTCATTCATGGGCGAAATTAGCGTGGAAAACAACCTGCAAGTAGACGAAAAACGCGAGATTCTAGGCTATTCACCACTCCAAAACCAGCCACAAAATGAGCTTAATAACGGCCTCTGAGGTAGTAACAGGCGGTTTAAGCCGCCCAAACCCGGCTGATATTCGGCTGGACAAGTCATTGGTGTCGCCGCACTTGGATGATGCAGAATACAGGTGGGTAGTGGACTGGTTAGGCAAGGACTTTTATACGGTGCTGGAAACCGAAAAAGGAAGCTTTGGAACAATTGTTCCTACCAACAGGCAGTTATTTCCAGACTCACAGACCAATGTTTTGGTAATGCCTGCTTCGGCTGGACTTTCATCAACGCCAAACCAAGACACAAACGTTTCGGTTTTCCAAAATGGTAAAAAGCTACTTACCTCGACAGATTACACTATATCTAGTTCTACAATTACAATCAATGTTTTGACCCATTTTAATGGGGCGAACTATGAGGTGATAGTTTATGGAACTGCAAGTACAACAACTACAACGGTATTCACCACGCCACAATATCAAGCTCTTTGGGACTTGCATTTAAAATCTTTGTGCGGTTTTGCTGTCATGTATGAAGCCGCGCCTTACATGTCCATGCAAGCCGGTACGAATGGTATCTACTACATGGAAAATGAACATGGGGAGAATGTGAAAGCGCAAGGGTTTACAATGTACCAAGACAGCTTAAAGCAGCGCATCGAAGTGAAACAAAAGCGAATGAAGGACTGGCTCTGTGCGAGTGCTGCCAATATCCCCTATTTCCAAGCATCTGCCATTGGATGCCCCGAAACTGATTGCGGGTGTGATGATACTTCTATCTTTTCTACAACTGGAATAGTGATAACCGAAACGAAGAAAAACAAACCACACGACGAAAATTACCCAAACCGATACTGGTTATGAAAAATACAATCTTACTTCTTTTTATTTTTTTACCTATTTTCCTGTTTGCCCAATTCCCGCAAAACGGAAACAAACAGCGCCTCGGATATCAAAGTACATCCGACGGGCTTATTTGGCGTGGCGTTGCTGCCGATACGGCTTACAAACCAATAGGTCTTACCTATCCATATTTTCAACTCGACACCGTAAACGCTATTTTGCGGCGGTATATAGCCACAAAAGGTAAATGGCAGGTTGTTGGGGGTAGCGGTGCGCCAACCGGAGCGGCTGGCGGTGATTTAACTGGAACTTATCCCAATCCGACGATAGGAAATGATAAAGTAATTTCGGCTTATGTACTAGATGGGACACTAGTAAACGCAGATTTAGCGAACTTGACAATAACAGGCGCTAAAATAGCTGCAAATGCCATAGATTCTACAAAAGCAGCGAATCTATCTCCAAATGATTTAGCACAGACAGGAGCATCCACAAACGATGTTTTGACTTGGACGGGTAGTAAGTGGGCTGGGAGAACAGCAAGCGGGGGTGTGCCTAGCGGTTTAACTACTCAAGTGCAATACAATAACGCCGGAGCTTTTGGTGCTGATACAAATATGGTGTACGCCAAATGGAGTGGGTTAGACAGTCGATATATTCGATCTACACGCGAAACATTAGGCGATACCACTTATCCATCAGGTAGTCGAATAATCTGGTATGGTAATTCAATTACACGAGGGAGTCAAGCAAACGAAAATTTTACATTTCCAAGATTAATTTCAAAAATATACAACGCTACTCCTGATATTCGCGCAATAGATGGGACTGGCTTATATGGAAGTGCGGGGATAGGTTCAACATGCTCAGATTCAAATATGGTATGTAGGGCATCAGGTATACCAAGATATACTTCGACAATCCGAGGTATCTTTTTCCTTTATGGCCCTCAAAATGGGTCTATGGCTACTACTGTTTCACATCCAGAATATGCAGCAGCCTATAAAAGAGTAATTGACACCTGCGTTGCAAAAGGTTATGCCTTGTCAAAAATTACAATCATTAGCTGGGTTGATACCAGAACAACTGGACATGCTACAATTAATCCAGAAATCACAGCTTTGCAGGATTCAATTGCCGATGCAAACGGGGTCAATTTTGTCAATGCTTACCAATGGATGGTTGCAAATGGTGGGGTGTCTCTAATTAGCTCCGATAACATTCACACCAACACAAAAGGACATAGTGTAATAGCTGATGCAATAATCAATCAACTGGCCATTGTCAAGCGTTCAGGCTGGATTTATAATCACGGCGATCAGGATATTAAAGGAAATTTAACTGTTTCAGGAACTTCGACATTTGCTGGCGGGTCAACTTTTGCTGGTGATCTTGCATCGGGCGGTAAGTTGACGGGTACGAAAACAGATGTAAGTTCAACGGCATTAGACCTTGTTGGAACTCAAACGGGAATTGGTAGACGAAGTGGTGTATGGCTTAGACATATATTGTCAACAGATACCTTTAAACTTGAAACCGTAACAGGGGGGTCGTATGTCAATAATTTAGAGCTAAGGCACAATCAAAATACTAGAATGTCCTTGGCTAATAATGGAAATTTCACAATATTAGGTACAGCGTCTTCTACTGACTTAAGTAATAAGTTTTACGTGCAAGGTCGAATGCAAGTTGCTGACAGGCTTACAATTTGGCCAGCCGTTGGATTGAATAACCGTTCTGTTTTAGATTTACGAAATCCTCAGTTTGCAGGGAACAGTTACATCGAACAAAAGTGGTTTGCTGCCACATCAACGGACACAATCAGATTCCGAAACACCATACTATCAGGAAGCGAATCAATGTTTGGATTAATGCGGAACAGCAACTACATCTGGCACCACCTAGGGAACACGGATAATTTTACAATAGCTTCCAACTCTGATTTGGGTTATAAATTAGGCGTTGCTGGAAGTATTGGTACTACAAACAAAATCACAATAGCTTCGAGTGCTAACAACCGATCTATTTTAGATATGCGCAATCCGACGTTCGGTGTTGGAAGCTACGTCGAGCAAAAGTGGTGATTGTTTCCGGTGCCTGTGAATTTGTCTTCGATGGCATCCACCAAATCCTTTGCCTCTGTGTTGCTCATACTCCCAAACACCTGTAAAATGCCCGACGGCATGAACCCGTTTTCAAACTTGCTATCGTTCAACCGCTGCGTACGGTATTCGATTTGCGCCCAAATCCTTGCTGCGATCCACTCAGGTAAACCAAAATAGGCGTACCCCGGGGCGTACTGTGCAAGGTGGATAATGCTGCGCTGTGTGCCGTCTTCATGGTCGGAGAACAATGGGAAGGCAGCTATTTCACGAAATCCCCGTTCAGTGAAAGTACTTGCTTGGTCTGCGTTGAAGTTAAGTGGAACCTCTTCCCAGCAATCATAAACCCCGTATTCCCTTACTACCCGGTCTTGCCCGGTCTTGTGGATCGCAAAGAAATGCACCGGAACGTGGTAGAGGTAGCAAACTTGTTCGGTGCCAATCCTTGCCTTTACGATTTCAGCAAAGCAGTTCCCAAACATTTCGTAATCCTTTGCCAGCATGGTTAACACGTCTTGCAGGTTTTGCCCGTGAAGGTTCACCTTTTCAACCGCTGTTTCAATCTCAGAAAGTTGCTTTTCATTGGTTACTGGTACTGCTTTTTTGCTGGTCGAAATAATTGAATTAGACTTACCTAAAACCGGAACGAACCCGTCGCCCGCAATCATGCTGGTTTTGTCCTCGATGATGCGCCGTAGGGTAGGGGAATTATTGGCTATCGCGAAAAGATTCTTTTGAAAGGTGTTGTTTTGGGTAAAGAAACGCACCCACTTTTCGCCGCTGTCGTCCAGCTTTTGGCGGTTCGGCTCGTTGTATATGTCTTGCTGAATAAGCAAGGTATCATTTGGGGTGATCCGAATAGCGGAAGAGGCCAGATACTGTTTCTTAGCCCGTCTGCGTTTTGCGTTGACTACATTGCTTTGCATAGAAAATAGTTAAGGCGGAGGCCAGAGCGACCCCCGCCAACTTTGTATAACAACGACCCCTAATTAATCAAGGTTACCCATTACGGTAGCACCGTTAATGATGGTGCGTTCTTTGTTTTTAGTCGTACAAGTAAACGTCAGTGTTTCCTGGTTTGGATCGGTAAACAACGTACCCGTACTACCTTCCGCCGTGGTGAGTCGAGCCGGGCGGATTTTACCCCCCACAGTTTCAACACCCCAAACCCAGTAAGCACCCGTATTTTCAACGTGTACCACAGCCAAACCGCACTTGTTTTTAGCCGCGTTGTCGATCAGGTTCCGCAAATTTTGGTCGCGGCAACTGATAATACCAACCAGGCTTTGTTCGTAACTCACTGCCTGCGTAACAGGGTCTTGAGTCAATGTGCTGGTAAAAATCCCGCTATCGTCCCGGTACTGAACCTCGTAAAAAACATAAGCCGTCGAGGCCATGTTGATCGAAGTCACCGCACCGGATGCATTGATCGTGATTGGATTGCTTGCGCTCAACTGGTTTGCATTCGCAATGTACGTGGTTCCAATCCCACCGGGACAGGTATCACCATCGCAATTCGACAACCATCCACTCGTTAATAGTCCCATAGCTATCTTGATTTAATAGCCCACGGAAATGAGCGAAGGGTGAACGAAACTTGTACCAAATTTGAAGATGGTTTTGGTCTTCATTTTCTCGTCTTCCTCGTTGTACCACGTCTTGAACTGTGCTTCTGGCGTTCCGGTTGCAATATCCGACGCAATGACTTTATTCAAGCGCGTTGAATATTCAATCATGTGGTTGTTGGTCGTACCTTCTGTTTCGTCACGGTAAATATTCCAATCCCAAAGACCTTTTACCTCAAGTCCACGGAAATACAGGGTTTCAACGCCGTTAATCAGCATCATTCGCCCGTCATCACCTCCGCCGTTATTTTCGAGGTCGTTCCTATACGCCTCCCAAACGTCGCCTGAAACGTTGATGTATTTCATCGCGTTGGGAAGACGCTTCAACCGTACGTCGGCTTGGTCGTACACCGTTTTCAAGCTTGAAATACCTTCACCCGCTGCGAGTGCTGTACCACTGGCCAGGTCGGCGCGTGGAATAAGGTCAACCGAAACAAGTTCTTCGTACTGCTTCCACAAGCCGTCTACCACGTTGTACGCAGGGTCAAGGCTTGCAAGATCACCAAAGTAAGCTAGACGGTTAATGTCCCGGCGCACTGCATCAGTCATGCGGGTACGAAGGATGTCTGCCAGGATGGTATCGGTAAGGTCGGGGAAACGAACCCCACGGTTCATCAATTCCTCAAGAACCGTATCCTTAAATTCGTCCCAGCACTGAGCGACCCCTGCTTCAGCTTTTTCAACCGAAACAAAACGCTCGTAAATATTGAAATTGCCGACTGGTTTAAACCCGCACCCGGCATAGCGGCGTACGATCTTTTCCAGGTCTTCGACAAAAATCATTTTCTTCTTGCTAACCACCGTTGGCATCATGCGGAACTGCTGCATAATGCTTGGATCGGTATAAACTGGTTCCAAAAAGATTTCGCTTGCTTCGCTCCCCCGTAAATCAACGGTAATAGAGCGCATATCAACTGCCATATTCGTTGATTTATTAGGTTAAAGTGTAGGCTACTGCTGCACTGGAATTGGTTACGATCTCGGCTTCCCCAATTTCAAACTGGAAAGACACTTTGCTTGCGCCGCTGTTGTTTGCGGTTTCAAAGATCACAAACCAACCCATTTTGGTTTGCAAGCTTGACGTACTGACGTTCAAAGCGGTAGTGGCTGCGCTGGACTGGAACGCAGTCGTGTGCGCTTCACCGCCCTCTTTATCGTACACTGCAAAACGTAGGTAGTCGGTCGCGGTAGTGGCACCAGTGGAAGGGGTGAAAATGATCCCGTCACCCGCTGATGTTACCCGCCAAGTGAACGCGACGCTGTGCCGGGGGTGCATGACCTCCATGCCGTACAGCCGTTCCGCATTTTCGCTTTCTGCGTACGGATTGGTACGGGTTAAGCCTTCCTGCGTAACGTAACTGTTGCCCTGGGTATACCCATTTATATTTGCGGTAGGCATGTTAGTTTTGCTTTAATAGCTCAACAAGTGGGCTAAGTTTGGAAATGAATTTGGCTTGCGCGGCGCTTGGTTGCCCTTTGACGGGTTTGCCGTCGCCTTGCCCACCACCGGATGGTGCACCTACCTTTTGTTTCAGTTGGGCTTTCAGTTCGGCAACCTCCTGGGCAAGCAACTGCGTACTTTCGGTAATGTCGCCAACGGTTACGCCATCGGCATCTGTGGCCGCGTCGGCCGCTACTGATTCTGCCACAGTAAACCCGGCGGCCTCTAGTGCGGCACGGGCGGCGGTCAGATCAACTGCATCGGCACTTGCTTGTGGCGCGGTATCTTCGCCCCCCAAAGCTTTTTTGATTGATTGGAAAAAACTCATGTTATCAGTTTTGTTGATTAATGCGGCGGGCGTGTGACGGTATTGGGAAAGCCTGTTTTGCATGGGGATGATGTTTATTTGGTCTTCGTATTGCCCGCCTTGAATTACCTCGTCAATGAAACCAAGTTCTTGCGCTTGCTGCGCGGTTAGCCATGTTTCGGCTGCCATCATCTCTTTTACACGCATAGGGGTATCAGCCCCGGCCTTTTTTCTTTTTTTGATGCTGTCAACGTAGAAGTCGACAAGCATATCATCCATTTTTTCCAGGGTGTCGGCTGTGTTTCGCATGTCCGTGGCCGTCCCAACTGCCCCGCCCCACGGGCTATGAATCATTAGGAAGCTGTTCTTTGTCATCTTCACTACGTCGCCGGACATAAGCGGGACGGTGGCAATAGAAGCAACCAAGCCAACGCCCAATGTTTCAACCTCGCCAGGGTACATTTCCAGCATCGAACCAAGTGCAACGCCCTCGGTAACATCGCCACCATCGGAGGATATGACCACCCGCACGGGTTGACCGTTAGCGGCCTCTAGTTCATATTTGAGGTACTTTTTGTTGTAGCCGTAATACTGCCCGATCTGGTCGAATATGGTAATGTCCTGCACTGTGCATAATTTGCAGGAAAGTTAGGCGGGTTGGGGTTGGGGTTTTGCTTATTTAGCAGGATGGAGTTTGAAAAATACCATGTTTTGGGTATTTGTTGGTATTCAAGGAAAGCCTACCTTTGTAAGGTAATTAAAACACAACGATCATGAAAATTTATATTGTATACGGGGTAGAAATGACTTCATTGGAAGAAATGCTATTCGGCAAATACCTCAGCAATTGCAACATTGCAATGAATACGAAAACCTATGAAGAGCGCAAGGCAATTGCAAATGAATGGTTAAAAAGTCAAAACGTTTAGGTTTATGAATAATAAAGCAATCCACTTGCTTGCCCGCTGGATACAGGAGCAAAAAGGAGGTCATTTTGAGGATGACCAAAATATTGAAATCCTTGAGGAGTTAGATTGTATTTTCAAGGATGAAATAAAAAAGCAAACTTGGAACAAGAACATGTCAAAACGGATGGCTTATTTCCTTGTTATCAAGCGAGTGATTGAATTGCAAGATAAAATCAAAGGGAAATGAGGCTAGATGAAATCTCAAAGCTTATCTTCAAGGTAAATAAGCAAATTGAAAAACTAAGAAGCAGAAAACAAGTGAGCTATACACGTCTTAGTGAAGCCGAGTCAAAAAAGGCTGAACTAATTACCGAAGCGTATAATGAGCCTTGCCCTCTGAACAGGGTTTGCCAATGTGGCGGGTCTTGCGCCTTTGTCAAAAAGGCAGTAGAGGGAATTCTTCACTTAAAAAAATAAAACAATGGAACGAGTTAAGATTAAAAAAGCGCAACCCGGCGATGAAAAAGGATGCTGGGAACAACTGCCAGGACATGACAAACCAACGGTGTATTGTCCAAATTGTGGAGGTGGGTTGCTTGGTGGATTTTCAACACACCGATTTGAGCCAAATGGGGATGTAAATAACAGTGTTGTTTGTCCGTGTGGGTTCCATGAGTTTATTCACCTTGAGGATTGGGAGTTAATTAATTAAATATTGCAATCATGGTATTTGAAAAGATTAAAGTTGGTGTTATCTCGAATATAGAAGGGTTTAAAAAGCTAAAATCAAGCCCACTTTACCGTAAATTCCACCTTTGCCATTTGCAAAGAATTGAAGACGTTGCGGGTGAATTTGACCTTGTGATAAAAATAAATAACCCCGGCATGATTGACGAAGGTGCAAGCGATGCAGTTCGGGAAATGGGGTTAATGATCTGGAATAAGGCAGCCCTTTACGAATGGGCAAAAGAACTAGAAGAATAACCTAACCATCACCGCTTCCCGCACCGCGTCGCCTTGAACTGTCTCGGGTCTTCCAGCGTGTACCGGACGTGCGAGTAAGAAAAGCCCGTGCGTTCGGCTATGGCAGATATTGCAACCTCCCGCGTTGGGCATAGCTGTAGCTCGTGCGGGTACAGTTCAAGTATCATGTACTTTGAAATCACCTTGTCAGGTATCACTCCACGTTCAATCAAGTACTCCAACAAACTAACGTCGGTTGGTTCCGGCGTGGCGGCGTGGTACTTTTCGAGGATCGCCGCGATGAAATCATTGTTCAATTCGTCCTGCATATACATTTGCTATTTGTCTGAACCTACCAATTACCCGCATGCGGCAAGAATGGCAACTCATATCTTTATCTTCGTGGTCTACGTGGTCGTTCCAGATTTTAAAAATATCGGTAAGGGTTACTTCGTCGATGGATAGCACCCGGTACGTTTTGTTTGCCAGTTCGATCACCTTTGCGTGTAGTTCCGGCGGGATGCGGTCGGCTAGTATTTCTTCCATTGTTGCGGTTTTTTGGTTGCAGTTGCACATTATAGACTTGCATTTACCCTCAACGAATCCCGTTCGGCTAAATCCCTCGCCACGTCGTCGCTCACCACGTAGGCTTGCAGTCGATCAATACGCCCGTTCACGGCCTCAATCAACTCGATCACCCGTTCACTACCCCCCGCTACAGTAGCCGCGATGTTAGGCGCACCAATCGCCCCGCCGTCAGCAAAGCCGGGAACGCCGATAGACCGGAAAGTATTTGCCCCGCCTAGTGCCGATTGTTGCCGCTGATTCAGGACAACCTCGCCCCGTTTGACTGTTGCCAAAACATTGTCCCCGTTTGACCGCGTTGGCATATTCTGCCCATCCGTCACCCGTCGTCCACTGATACCTACCACACCACCTGTTGCAAGGGGTTGGGCTGCGATGGTTGCCACCTGTGCGGCTGCGAGTACGCCCGTTGTGATTACCGTGGGCAGGTTGAATGGAAAGCCGGGAGGGGCAGCGAGTGCGCGTACAACAGCTAATGCACCTTGTACCGTGGCCTGAATAATAGCCAGGCTCTTTTCCCGTTTGGCTGCTTTCTTTTGTGCTTCTTCGGCCTGGGCTTCCGCTTGCGCCCGTTGGCGTTTGGCTGCATCGATTTCGAGTTGGATTTGCTTTGCTCGAATGCGCCCAACGTTCTGTTGCTTTTCTTCGAGTGCGGTTATGTTTGCGTCGATCTGCTCTATCTGTGCGTCGAATGCTTCCTGTTCCTTTTCGGCGCGGGCTTGTTGGAATGAACCAATAACATCTAAGGCAGAGTTTAGAACATCCTCAATTTGGAAGTTGTCGATGAATTTTGCAATGTCCTCTGAGGTTTGCTGTATTTCCCTGGTGAATGGGGAAAATAGCTTTTCTGCTGCATCGGCTAACTGTGGTTTAATCTTGTCAAACTCCTTGACAATGTTTTTGGCTAGGCTTGCGGTTTCACTTACTATTGCATCCTGTGATCCAAGGCCGGAAATAATAGTATCGGCAAAACCTTGCGTGTTCAATTGACTAGCCACCAGTTGCAACTCTTCGCCTATGCCTGATATTTGCGCTCGGAACTGTGCGCGGGCTGCTTTCTCAAGGGCTAGGTTTTGGGCTTCGAGTTCAGCGGCGATTTGTTCCCGGCTCTTTTTAACCTCTTTTACCGCGCCCTTGGTGAATGACTTTCCAAAACCTTCACCCACTCTTTCCCCTGCTTGCTCAACCTTGCGAACTTTAACGTCACTCTTTTCAATCACGTCAAAGAACTCATCATAAGACTTGGCTGCGTTGCGTGTGCGCTTTTCACTTTTACCCAATAGACGGTCAAGAGGAGAGAAGATTGTTTCAAAGAAATCCGCTGTTTTCTTGCCTGCTACCGTTACAAGCTCAATGACTTTGGTGGTAACAAATACAAGTGCGTCGAACGGTTTCTTTGCCAGCTTCCCGGCCTCTGTTAAGAATGTAAGTGCCTTTGCGGTATCTGTTGCCCCCTCTTCGGTTTTTACAAAGTTCCCGGCAAGGTCGCCAACAGCCTTTACTAGCGGGGTAAGTTGTGCGCCAAACTCCTGAATTACTTTTATTCCTTCCCTTGCGCCATTGATGAGCGACAAAAAGAAATCTTGCACGTTTGATGATACGAAGAACTCCCGAATGTCATTCACTAAACGTTCATATGCCCCGGCTAGGTTCTCGCTTTTAACCTGCGCTTCACTGAGTAACGAGTCTTGACTAACTAATGCCCCGTTTGCGGTTTCGATGTTTTGGGAAAGGCGTTCGTTTGCGCTGCCTAGCTTAAGGAATACTTCAAGCTCACCTGCTCCGGTAAGGCCAACATTTTTAAGGGTCTTTGATAAATCAACGTTGTTTTTAGAAAGAGTCACGGCGCGGCTTGATACTAGTTGTAATGCGCCTACTAAGTCAGTATTGACAAGATCAGTAAAGTTTTCAGCTTGAAAGCCAGCCTCTTTTAATACTTTTGTTGTGATCCCAAACTCTTTTGCAAATGCTCCTGAGTCTTGCGTTAAGGCCTGAAATATCCGCCCGGTAGCCGTTCCCCCACGTTCAGCAAGTACCCCCAATTCTTCCAGTGTGGCAGAGATACCAAGTATTTCCCCATTTGTAACCCCTAGCGGCTTGGCTAGTGCAGCGATCCGTCCGGCAAAGTCGGTTATCCCCTGTGCACTTGATGCACCGGAGGCAGCCAGTACGTTAAGCCCGTTACCAAGGTTCAGCAAGTTTTCGGCTAGTACTTCGCCGTCTGTGGTCGCTCCGAATAAGACGTTGGAAAGCTTGCCTACTTGGTCGGTCACCTCTTCAACCCCGCCGCTGAAATCATCACCCAGGGCAACAGTAAGCGTGTCAATTGCCTTGGTAAATTCAAATACCCCTTTCTCACCTTCAACCCCAAGGCGACCCGCAACGGTGGATATTTCAAGCAGGTTTTCTATACTTGTGCGCGTGTCAAGGGCTTTGAGGCTTTCGGTCAAGGATCGTACCTGTTCTTCTGTTAGCCCCGTGGTTTTCCTGACGTTGGCTTGTAGGTCGGCAATGTCCTTGTTTAGTTCAAATAGTTCCTGAATGCCCCTCTTTGCCAGTTCCGCAAAGGCCACGAACCCGCCACCAATCAGGCCGCCTGTTAAGGCACTTCCAATGCCTTGTAATGCGCTGGAGTAATTACCTACATTGCGTTGGAACTGTCCCACACTACCGTCTATGTCTTTCAAACTTGCATCAAGCCTATCAACCTGCACACTCAATGCCCTAGCCTCTTCAGTAGCACCTTGCCCGGCTGCTTCAAGGTCTTTTAGGCGGGTTCGTGACGTGTTTAACTCCTTGGACATCCTAGCATAAGCCCCGCTTACATTATCCGTTGCTGTCAACTCCGCCTGCCTAGCCTTAACCGACTCGCGTACTTCCTTGTTAACCTCGTTTTGCCGGGCTTTGAGGTCTACCAGTTCCTTTTCAAGCTTCTGGATCGTTTCAACGTCCGTTGCTTTCTTTAGCTCCTTGCCTATATCCGCAATGGCACGGCGTAGCTCTTCGCTGGTGGAGATAGCCCGCTGCGTTCCTTGAATCTCTATTTGAAAACCTAAGACTTTTGCCATAAAATACCATGTTTTGGGTATTTGTAAAGTTTGTGGGGTTTAGTAACTTGCATGAAAATCAACGACATGCCACAAACAAAATTATTTATTACCGATCACGCAGACCCTAGTGTTGGGTTGTTTTCGCAAGAATGGACAATTGAATGCCCTTTTGAAAAAGACGAAACCACCGAATCTTTTTTAGAGTGGTTTCGCTTGCATATGATCGGGATTTATGTCGAATTTTCAGACGGAAAAGTAACCGCTGAATATGATTTTGAACGCATAAATGAATAACAATATGCCTAATACAGAAGAAAGACACCGTTTTTTAGCTGCTCAACTTAAAGAGCGCGCCCAATGCCTTTTAGATGGTAAAATCTGCGTTGGGGTTATTTCAAATAAAGAAAAATTTGACAAACTGAAATCAAATCCTCTTTATGAGAAATTCCATCTAAAGCACTTGCAATCGAATAAAGACACATGGGGGTTTAGATTTGACCTTGTAATTAAAATCAATAACCCCGGCATGATCGATGAGGGTGCAAGCGATGCAGTTAGGGAAATGGGGTTAATGATCTGGAACCAAGCAGCCCTTTATGAGTGGGCAAAAGAATTAGAATCTGAATAACCCACCAGCCCGCGCCACTTTTGGCCGGGCTTTTTTGTTTACCCCTTCCGCACCCCGTTTACAATCACTTCATAATTCGCCCCGTCAAAGTGCGTACCCGCATCTATCGTAATGGTGCTACCTGAAATCGTATACTGCACACCCGGCCAAATCTTCTGCCCGTTCTGGAATACAAATACCTGTGCATCCGTGTTGCTCACCGCTGTGATACCTGAATTGGCAGGCAAGACAATCGAAACGCCTGTCTGATTCTGATACAAGTTGTTGCTTGCATAGACGTTGATCGTTGTCGAAGTACTACCCACCAGCCCCGAACCGGAACCCGTAACTGTACCCGGTGCAGGTGAAGCCCCGGCAAGCTCTGCCGTATTAATCACCTTCGCTACATCTTCACTCGTTGGGCGTTCATCGTACATCAATACAACTTTTGACGGCGCATTGCTTGATGGTTTGAACGTCAACTCCTGCAAAATAAAATTAGCCGAACCAATGCGCGGTTTTTCCCGAAAGGTTAAAGCTGAAACGTCGGAACGGTTGTATTTTGCGGATGCCGTGTACACCTTCCCGATCTCCCGCCGCTTGAACTCTTGCAAGTATAGGGACGTAAATAGGCCAGGGGTTACATTAGAGTAGTTGGTTATTTCATCCGAAAAGGACAGCGAAAAATCAACCCCACTTGGTGCTGCATAATTGACCATGAACGCAGCCGGGTAGTCGAACGCGCTGGTTGCAGACGTGGTAGAGTAGTATAACCTTACAATCCCATCATCGCCCCCACGTCGCCCGGCGTAGTACAGCAAGCGCGGGGCAAGGTCGTAATTTGGATCGGCAATATCTGATTCGTTGTAGTTCTCGCCAAACACCAAGGGGATTTGCACCCCCATCATGCCGCCGCTGGTTATATCAGTGTCGTTAATGTGGATGGTCTTTGCAAAGAACCCGGTGTAACTCGTATCGATCCCGTTGGGGTAGCGGTCAGCCGGAAAGGCATAGCCCCCTGAATAGATGTTTACCCCCCTGCGTTTCTCTTCTGCCTCTGTTGTGTCGTCATCGGTTGCCCATGCCAAAACGGTGGTTGACTTGTATGAGTCGATGATCTTTACCCCGTTATCCTTTACCCCCCGCGCCAATAAATCGTATTGGTCGGAGTTTTTGAAAAACCCGTTGAATGCAGTTGCTACCGTGGCACCTGTGGCATTTGGCCGGTACTTCAAATAGTAGTCGTCTTTGGGGTAGGCGTAAACCTTGCGGGCTAGTACGTCCGTTTCCCATGCCAGATTAAATATGTAAGTCAGGTCTTCAATGATGAACTTCGTAAACCAAGTGCCGGGGATAACGTCAGATAGGGCGTACACTTCGCCTAACTCAAAGGCTTCTTTTTCGGCTTCGATGGTTAGGACTCCTTCGATTGTTGCATTCAGCGTTACCCCTTCGTACCGGAAATAAAGCTCCACTGTATCGCCTTCATTCAGGTCTTGTATCTGCTCAAAAACAATTGAGTTATCAAAAACAAAGCTTGTATTCCAGTCATGACCATCAGACAGGGCGTACACATGCACCACGTTTCCGTTAACCGTGTAGATTAAACTTACCTCGTTGTACTGCAATGGGTCGCCACTGGTTGCGGTGACGGTCACATTAAGCTCTGCGATCAGGTCGTACAAGGCGGTCAGCGGGGTAGTGTATACGCCCGCCGTGTAGTTGCCGCCATTGTCGAAGTTTGGCGCGGTGGTTGTGTCGCCAAACACTATCAAAACCGATTGCGGAAAGTACTCAGGGGTAACTACCGTCACGGTAGTAGGCGTGGAAGACGAAGCACGCAGGTTAACATTGTCTTGGAAGAACTCAGGATCAAGTTGCAGCCCGAACGGAATTACCAATCGGTTCAGCGGGTCGCTATCAAACACGCTCACAAACTCATACCCGTACTGCTGGAAAGCCTTTTGCAAGATGCGCCATACAAACACGCACGGGGTGAACTCTTCGTGCCGTACACGGTCTGTATCGATCCACTCTTGCCACTTCATCAAAATAAAACAGCTTTCCGCCGTGGTCGGGTCGACGTTTTCTTCAACGTCCGCAACGCTTATCGTTAGGTTTCCCCAATCCAATGCCCTTACAAGCGTATTACCCACGTCGGTAAACCAATCCGCATTGTTCCCGATAAGGGCGACTTTGTAATTTTCCGGTGTGAATCCCGTTGGCGTGGCTTTAAGATCAACCCCATCCACCCGCGCTTTGCCTTCCAGGATAGGCAGCCCCTTGGACTGGTACGACATTGGCAGGGACTTGTACGCCCTGGTAGGGGTGGACCCTGGTATCTCGATGTTTTCAAATATCCGTTGTGCTTTCTTTGTGGCTGGGATTTTGACGAGGCGGCTACTGTGCGCCCCTTGGATTTTGCCGGGTACGATGCCTTCAATCGAATAGGAAATAGCGACATCAAGCCCTTTTTGGTCTATGTCGATTAGATTCCCGTCAATGTAAAGGCGTTCGTTCATAAAATACTACTTTTAAGGTATTTACAAACCCTGTTTTGTGGCTTATCTTTGTACTATGCAAGCAATTAAGCGGAGCTTAAAATTTTATGCCATGAGAAGTCCAGTATGCTTGGTAGATTTGAAATTCACAAATCTTAATGATGAAGCGGATATTTTTGAAACTAGAATTGCTTCGTACCTTGCTGTTACTTTTCCTAACTACATTTTCAATGAAGATTTGGAAAAAGAATTTAAGGATTGGGCAAAAGGAAAAACCCTAAAACGAGAACAATTTGATTTAGTATATCCTCTTAGCCTCGCACTTTAGCGAGGCTTTTTTATTTACAGCCCGCTCACCGCTTTAAGTCCAAACAATATTGTAAACTTCACCTCCAACTCCACCTCCCGGTTGTCCAACGTTGGTACGGTTGCATTATCAATCACAGCCGCCACGTATTGCCCGCCCACGTTCAAATAAACCTCTGGCGATTCAAACAACGTGGCGATATATTCCCCATCCTCTTGCGGTATGCTGGTTTGTACTTCGATTTCCTTTCGGCTCTGGATATTGGTTTTCAACACCCGCTTATCGTAACTGTTCGCCCGTGGTGCTGTGTAGTTCCACGTTTGCGCCACGTCTATGTTTTCACTGTCCGTCTTCACTTGATCGGTGAAGTTGCCACAAAACACGTAGCTTTCAGCCCCGCCGTACTTGCCAAACCAATGTAATTCCAGCTTATCGGGGCAACCTTGCTCGATGTTGAAAACCAATACCTCGCTGCTACCAACAAACGAACCGGAATACACCCCGGCCTGAACCGTGTAGTAGCTGTAACCACTAGATGAAGTGGGGAATGTTCCCGAATGAATGACCAGTTCACCCCCGGCGGTTTGGCCTAAGATGTTGGCAAGACCCACGCTAAACGTTTGCATCCCGTAATCGGTGAAGGCGTGAACTAGGTCAATGACCACAGTTGATGCCGGGCTGCCTGTCAGGTCATAAAAAACAAACTCGGCTGCATCGGTGCCGTATGTGAGGTAGCTCAAAAAGATATTATCCGCATCGGCTACCCGCCGGGCTTCCCGTTGTGCGGTCAAGAACTGGAACTCACCGTCACCCGTTGGTTGCTGGAAGATCGAAAGGTTGTAATCGTATTCCCATGTATCGGCTGATAGGGCATAGGTCGTGGTGCTTTGCTGCGCCGCCGTGCTAGTAACTAGATACCCGCTGCTGTTGATTGTTTCGGGGTAGATGTTGATGTAGGTTTCTTTGAAACAATCCGTGTTTGATTGGCGGTAGAAGTCGCCCAAGGTTCCAAACACGCTCGTAATCGAATCCACAGCAGGCGCAACGTTCGCTCCAACATAACCGGATGAATCTAGCAGAAAAATCCCGCTTGTTCCGGTCGTGCCTGAATACGAAGCGCGGTAACTGCCAACACTAGCCCCAGCCACAAAGATAGATACTAGCAACTGCTCAACCCCATCCGGTTGGATATTCCGGTAGGTGATAGGGTAGAGGGTTGAACTAATAGTGTCCGGGTAGTGTGTGTACATGGCTAGTTATTGAGTTTGCGCTGCGCTCGTTCAAAAATAGTTTTCACCATTCCCTTTGCAATAATGTAGGTTTCGTTTTCCTCGTATCCGTGACTTATAGTGAATGTTCCGTCTGGTTTAAATATTGCCGTTGGGATTGATAGATTCGCAATTTCATTCATCACCCGAATGTATGGTTCGGCTTCGGCCTTTGCGGTAGCAATTATTTGCTCTTGCTGTTCCTGCGTAAGTTTAAGTTTTATTGCACTATTCCCCATCGTCAAAATATTTTAAGAATGCATAAAGGAAAATATTAAACACAATTCCAGCCAAAAGAATTTGAGACATCAAACTCATCACCTCCCAATTTGTGTTTTAAAATACGATTCCAAAACAAAGTTAATACTTTCTTCCACACCTCGTTCGATTAATCGTGCCAATTCCGGCTCCACGCCTTCCAGTGCCGCCTCAATAAACCCCGTGCGCTTACCTGTGGATGAAAACCGGGCGCTGGCTTTCGTGGGCATTCCCTCTTTCTTGTGCTTACTTGCAATGGCAAAGGCAATGCTTTGTGCTTCTTTATCGCCCTTTCCCATGCGCTTTTTCACGTACTCAGTTAACCCGGCAATGTACTTGGATGTTTTCTTGCCTGAACCGGGCGAGTATGGGATTTTAGCAGCGGTCACACCTGAATTATTATAAGCCATGTAATCCAGGATGTAGTAATCAATGCGCTCACCACCTGCGATCCTGGTTACAACTGAGTCGATTTGCCTGATTGCTTCGCCGCTTAGATTATGCCCCTGGGCTTTCCATTCCGCCGCAATGGCGGTTTTAATCAAGTAGTCAATCTCTTGGAAGAAATCAAGTTGATCTAGCATGTCAATTCAGTTACATTAACCGTGATCCAATACGGCACAAGGTATTCAATGCCAGAATCAACACACATTCCTTCTTCATCCCAATCCCATTCAGGATTTGCGATAAGAACCCGCCCACCTTTCAGCACTTTTTCAACGTGGGTTTCCTTGCCTTGGTAAATTACCGTTTGTCCTTCTAACATACCGCGCTTGTTACAAAAGTGAATGTAGCTTTTGCGTAGATCAATCTTTGTTTCAATCCAAACGAGTTTAATTCAACCTTCACAATCCCTTGCACCTTGCCTGTGGTGATGTTTTTTTGCATCTCCTTAACCCACTGCTCCACGTATACCGAAAGCATAGACCATTTTTCAACCTGTGTCATTGGGTTGGACTCCCCATCATCATCATACCCAAGTAGATCATCAAAGAACACCTGACAATCATATTCATCCTTTCTTGTTACGGTGTTGTGGTCGAAGTCTGGGACAACAAAGAAAACCCTTGGGAAGAGATCGGTTTGATCCTCCCCTGGTTCGTCGTACGTCTGTGAGCGCGTCCGGTCGCTGGGCATCCCGAATGAATACCCATTAAGCCCGGCTACCGCGTCGGTTACGGTTTTGAACTGCTCGTTTATTTGCAATAGCGTCATTGACTTTATTTATATCGGCTTGAAGCGAAAGGTATGTCATTACCTCATAAAGATTTGCCTTTTCAGCCGATTGGATTGCATTCATTCCTGCTATACTGAATAGCCCGCATTTGGCTACTTCAACTATCGTAATGTACCACCCGTACTTTTTCATCACCCCGGCTAGGTCGCTTGTAGCTCCTGAGCCGCCCGTTTTAACAAAGACAGGTTTAAACCGAGCACGTAGTTGAGACTTAACTGCCTCAAAAAAAAACCTACTTCGTACAGGGTTTGCAGGGGTAGCGTCTTGAATCGTTTCCGGTTGCGGTTGTACACTTCCTCGCTGTACATTTCACCTTCCTTTCTGAGTATTACTGAGCAAACATTCAATAAACCTTCGTAAAATTCGCAAGTGTCCGGTCTTCCCTTGCTTAGAATTTCGGCATTCTCTTCGTACTGTGCTGCCTCTGCAAACTCTTGCAGGGTGCTATATGTCATCAATTGAGTTGGAAGAGTATGCACTTCACCGTCGATCAAATATAGTTGCTTATGCTGAACATCGCCAGGGTTCCGCATTGCGCCGATGCAGTGGTGATAGAGGTATTCCAAGTGCGCCGGGCTTGTTCTTTGTAGTGTCTCGACTGGAGCCCGGCAAAAGTGATGCACCACCCGCACAAAGTAGGGGTAGAGGTGCGCGGAAATCCACACCTTGCTTTGCATCTTCTTTTCAATAGCTGCCACTCGCTTTTCATTAACCGGGTCTTCACTCACAGCCTCCGTTAGTTCCAGCATCAACGCCGGGCGTGTGGGGTACACGTCCCTGTAAAATTCGATTACCTGCTGGATTGTCACATCTTCGCAGGTTTCAGGGTGGGTGTACTTGGTGCCGTTAAGGGTAAATACTATCATGGAAGTGTATTTTCGATAACTCGCAAAGCAACACCTATGCTAACTTCTACACGAGGGTCGGTATAATTACCTTCCGCAATGGCTGCTAATCGAATTAATTCCTTTGCGAATTCAACCGCCCGGCTAGGAGTGAATGTCACACTAACGCTATCTTCCACGTCATCGGAATTAACTTGGATTTTACCGTTTAACTCAAAAGCTGACAGAGTAGGCACGTTTTTTAAATCAAATCCATTGCTCAAATAATGATCTTCAGTATCAGAGCATAAAAATTCTTTTATTTCACTCATCTTGACCTTTGGTTTTACGCGGTTTAGGCAATGGATCATTATTGGTGTCCTGTGAATAAGCCAGCACGTCACCACTCACCGCCTTAACGGGTTCGGCTTTCTTCAATGGCTGTGCCTTGATTGTCTCAATCCCTTTCGGGCGATCAATGCGAGGTATTTCACGGCCTATGCGGAGGGAGGCGGTTTCTAGTGCGCTCTTACACTGCAGCCACATGCGGCGGTTGTGGTCAGTCGTGCCTAGTAACTCAATCACATCGGCAATCAGCGCGGTTATTTTGTCGGCTATTTGGTTTTCTTTTTCGGTCATGTTATTTGCTATAAGCTAGGACAGTTGAACCCTCGAGTAGGCGGGTTGCGCAATATCTCATCGCATCCAACCCGTGATTCCAGGCATCAACTGGAACGCTCGCCTTTTTGTCGTTCCAAATATAGTTCCTTAATTCGGTTTTCACATTGTAGCTTTCAGGTGTGACAACAATCTGGAACCCGCTCAAAATGCGAATCCCCTCCTTGATACTGTCTTTCCCCTTGTCTGCATTCTGCATGTTCAAGCCGTTACGGGCAAACATTTCAATTAATCTCGGTTCACTGGTATCATTCACTACAAGCGCGTTCGGTTCCACCCGGTCAAGCATTATTGCCAATGCCGCCTGGTCATCCAATTTAGTCTTGTAAATTTCCTCGTGTACATAGATTCTCATGTTCGTTGTGTCTACCGCCACCTTTACCAGTGCCAGCGGGTCAGGGCTAAAGCCCAGGTCAAGGCCGTAGGCGTATGGTAATGACTCATCGAAATTACCTTCTACCCAATTTGGATAAATTACGCCCTCCTTTTTCGTCAGCCATTGACCTAAATAGCGGTGGGCGTATGCGGCCGGGTTTTCCTGCTTGAGTAGCTTTATCTTTTCCAGGTAATCCGGGTTTAAGTTCTTCCAGTTGTCGCGCCATGTAGTGTGGATGTGCGTAACTTCTGGATGTGTGCTGATTGGTATTTGATGCCCGTCAATCACCTCCATCCGGTGCGACCGTTCAAACCAGCGTTGCCAAATCCAGTGTTCGGTATCTTGCGGGTTCATTACGATCACAACCACGTTTGGCACGCCCATCATGCGGATGCTGTCGTCAATCGTATTAAAATCTGTTTCGTTCCTGAACTCTTCCGCTTCATCCACGATAAACACGTTAAGCCCTGGTATAGACTTTAACCGCGCTGTCTGGTTTCCGCTTTGGGTTTTGATCCCTGAAAAGATAATCTTACTCCCTGTTGTCAAGCATTCAACCAAAGTTTTGGTCACTTGCACGCTGCCCGTCTTTCCAAGCAGGTCTATTTTTTCGGTAAATTCTGGAATGACTGAAATCTCAGCCGATTGCATCGTGTACCGTGTGTAAAGTATTGTCCAAGGGTCTGGTTCATCTGTTATCTTGTTACAAGCCCATGACGAAACAGCAAACGACTTTTGTGACCCCCTACCCCCCGTCATTAAGACATACCTAGTCTTTGGTTTCCAAAGCGGTTGGTATTTCTTGCTCATCCTCACTATCATCAACGAATTGGATTATGGTAGGATTGATTGTTTTGCCATTGCTTTTTATGTCCACGTTTTGCATTGACAGTGCGGCTAGTTCTTCCGGTGTTGCTAGTAGCTTATATAACCCCATTTGTAATGTTGCGTTTGTGCTTTCTTCCCAATTGGTACGGAGGGATAGTTTTTTAGATACTCTGTTTTTGGTAAGAGCCGCTTTTATATCCTCCGATTTTTCCAGTTTATGCGCGTAAAACGTACTAGTTGAGCATGGCAGGTAAACACAAACCTCATCAATAAAAACAAGTCCATGTGTTTGAATTACAGCAATGGCCTGTTTTTCTAAGTCCTCAGTTTTATATGTTACGTCCCCTTGCTTCTTTGCCATGACGCTTTAATTGGGCACTTGGAAAACGGTTAACCCACACCGGGGTACAACGGTAGTCCACAAATCAATTCTTTGCCAATTCGTGTTGGCTGAAATCCACTCAATCGTTTCCTTTTCATCCGGGCAATGCGCCCAGGATTGTAACTCTTCGTCCCACACCCCGCCGTACGTGGTCAAGAACCATTGCTTGTCGTTGTCAATGTCTTCCTGCTTCCAATGCCCGGTATCATGGAAGATCACCAATGCCCCACTACCAAGGACGTTAACCAAGTTTTTCACAACGGCAATATTGTCATCTAGCTTGTGACTTGCGTCGATGAACACAAGATCAGGAATACCCCGCACA